GCGGCAACTAAGGCGGATTTAAAAGAAATCTATGGTATTGTTATTGACAATATCCAAAAGGACACGCTTTCAAGTGGCTTGAAATCACAGGCATACACAGGCAATCCAGCGGCAGGAAGCGTTGAATTTAAGAGGTTTGTTAATTCAGCGTCTAAGAGCTATGGCACAGCTAGGGCGGCGGCGAAAGGCGACGCAATCACAGCACCGCCAACAACTGTAAATCTTGATGTGCATAAGGAAATTGTTGAGGAAGTCGCAAAGTTTGACCTTGATACTTTCGGGGTAGGCTCAATTATGGCAAGACGTGCGGCGAACCATATCGACACAGTGGTATCAGATTTGGATATCGCATTTTTTGATGCGGCTGCGAATGCTGCTACTGCAGCTACACCAACAGGCACGACAGCACTTGAAAAGCTAGAGGAAACAATTCTCACGCTTGAGACAGTAAAAAACGATTATGTTCGTGGCGTACCCCGTAATATGATTGTGGCTGTTGTATCCCCTGCGTTTTACAGTGCGATCCGCACTAAGTTGGACAGCTTACCAAATCCAAACGTTGACACAGTAGCAGAGGAATTTGGAATGTATCATGGAGTTAGAGTATATAACGGGCTTAATTTGCCGGACGGAGTAGACGCAATTGTAATGGCTACTGGAGCCGTTGCCCAACCAGTTGTTACATACCAATATGAAGAACCAGAGAAAATCCCAATGTCAAACGATTTTGCAGTGAGTATGTTTTACGATTATGGGGTTAAGGCTTTGACGCCTGATTTAATTTTTAAACTAGAGGCGTAGCCATGAAATATAGAAATATAAATACGGGGATAATTGTTGAGCCACCTTGCAAAATATCGGCTCAAGCTTTTGCCCAATCGCCTATCTGGGAGGAGGTTAAGGAATGCTTGAAATCAGCAAAAACACGTACATCAGCAGAGAATACGCAGACGAATACATCTCCAGCAGATACAGAAGCAATAGCAAAGACCGAAAGAGATGGGAAGAAATCAGCAACGAGGACAAAGAAATCCTCTTAATCAGTGCCTGTGATGAATTGGAAAACTTACAATGGCAGGGCAGAACCGCTACAAAGGGGCAGGCGATGGCATTCCCTCGCTTGCCTTTTCAATACGGCAGAGTTGAGGAAATCGCCCCTTTGAGGGTTAAACAAGCACAGGCTGAACTTGCTTTGTGGCTATCTGATGATACAAGGCAATCAAAATTATCTCAAAGGCAAGAGTTACAGTCGCAGGGCGTTGAAAGTTTCAGCATAGGCGATTTATCTGAAAATTATGGGGAGGGAGTTGGCGAAAAGTCAGCTCCTTTACTATGTTTAAAAGTTAAAAATCTGATATCCCCATACTTAAACGGGGGCGTTGATATATGTTAGGTGATTATTTAAACCAAACCGTAGTATATCATTGTAAAACTGGCACGGACGATAGAGGACAGCCAATATATGCAGACCCGATAATACTCCCCTGCCGCCATCAACCTAAAATACAAAATGTAGTTACCGCAACAGGGCAAATCGTGCAGACACAGCATGTGTATTACCTTGCGGACTATGTCGCGGAGGGCGATATGTTGGATAATAAAATCGTTATGGCAATGGCTGATTGGGTTGATATAGGCGGCGAAATTATCGGGCATAAGGCGGTGGTTTGATGGCTAAAAAAGGTTTTACAGTTTCACTTGATTGTAAGGAATTAGATAGACAGCTTGATATGGCGTTAAAACGCAATCCCAAGGCTACTATTAAAGCCGTGAATGATTGCACTCTCGATTTATTAGCCCAATCAGTTAAGAGGGCTCCCATTGAGAGCGGGGAGTTGCGTGGGGGTGCGTTCGCACAGGTTAACCGATTGGTTACAGGTAGGGGCGTGAAAAAAAACTCGAATCCAGGCGGAATAGTTTCAACAGGCACGCCACCAGCTAGCACTAAAGCACTTGGCAAGGTAATTTTCACTGGACCGTATGCGGTAAGGCAGCATGAAGATTTAACTCTAAGGCACGACCGCACAGATGGTTATGTAATTAAATCGGGCAAAAACAAGGGCAAGACCGTAAACATGGTTGCGGGTGGGGAATCTAAGTTCCTAGAGAAGCCATTCGAAGAGCGAAAACAAAGATATATAGAGAGATTTAAAAAAATCCCCGACGAGGTGCTGAAATGAATATTTTAGATAAGGTGAAATCCATACTTGATATGACAAATGTTAAACTGGGGTATATGCCCGATAAACCAGATACGGTAATCGGTTTATTTGAATATTCGGGTGTACCTCCAAATCACCACTTCGGTGGTACTGATTTTATTGATAGCGTACAGGTTAGGTGTAGGGCAGACAACAGTACTACTGCTTACAATTTAGCTAAATCGGTATCAAGCAAGCTTAACAAATATCATGATAAAGAAATAAGCGTTATCCAGTCCACGCCGATATTGGATATTGGATACGATAATGCAAATCCACAAAGGCAAGAATATACAGTTAATTTTACAATAAGGAGGCTATAATATGGCTTTATATTCAGGGGTTACAGGAAAGTTATCAGTTAAAAAAGGCACTGACGAGGCAGTGGATATTGTTCACATGGCGAGTTGGAGCGTTGAAATGACTAAGGATATAATCGATAATGTTAGTTTTGGTGAGGATTACAAAGAAAAAGTGCCATCGATAAAAGATTGGTCCGCAAGTGCAGATGGATCAGCAGATTTTGACGCAGATGGTGGACAAAAAATGCTATTAGATGCGTTTGAAAGTGGGGTTAAATTAGTAGCAAGTTTTTACTTAGACGAGGACACATTTTTTGTTGGTGACTGCTATATTGAAAGTTTGTCGATTGAACATGCGGCAGACGGTAAAGGCGATATATCAATCAGCCTTGCAGGAAGTAAGGCAGTTTCGCTAACAGTGCCAGAACAGCCAGCGGGTTAATGTTGACAGAATTCCCCTTTGCGTGTTATAATATCTAAAATATACGGTAAAGGGGATTTTAACATGATACAATGTAAGTATTGTAAGTCCACGATTGATAGTTCGGCAAAGGTTTGCCCGTACTGTCGAAAAACGTTAAAGGGAGCAACTCCTGCAGCGTCAATTTTACTAGCGGTGATTATTGTTGTTGCTGGGATATTTATCTTGCCTAATATAATCAAAGGCTTTGACGATGCAAAAGTAGAAGATGCAATACAACAAGAACCAGCGATATCAATAACAGCCTTTGAATTAATTGCTGCATATGATGAAAATGAAGTTGCAGCAGATGGGAAATATAAAAATAAAAATCTTGAAGTGACTGGAACAATAGCATCCATCGGTAGCGGAATAAATGACCCTTACATAGTATTAAGGGATGGTGACAGCTATACAGGCATTCAATGCTATTTTGAAAATCAATCAGGATTAGCCGATTTAAAAAAAGGCGACCAAATCACCATTAAAGGAATAGGAAAAGGGAAATTCCTCAATGTCAATGTTGAAAAATGCAAAATCAAATCTTAAAAATATTTAACTAAGCATCTCTTCGGAGGTGCTTTTGTAAATTAAAGGAGAGATATTATGTTTATTACAGTAGGAACTAATGATTACGAGTTAAAAACAAAGCTTGGAACGTCAATCAAGCTAGAGGATAAATTTAAAATGCCCCTAACACAGATGCTTGCAAACATAAGCAACGCTGAAATACCAGAGGTAATTGACATTTTAGCGATTGCGGCTGACAAGCTTAAAGATAAAGACTTTAGGGATGCTTTAACGGAAAACTGGGATTATAGTGACCTACAAGCTGCCGTGCAAGAGTTGTTTGTCAGGTTGATGTTTAGCGGCACAGATGAGCAAATCGAAAAGAAAATTGACAAACATCCAGCGAGTGAAGACCAAAAAAACGCATTCAGGGAGATGTTGGGGCTCCCGATAAAAGCAGTTTTAACAGAGGACAACTCATCAGAACAGCCTACCGAATAGGGATTAAGCCCGCTGAATTGTGGGATATGGAACTTTGGGAGTTTAATGCTTGCGTGGCTGAGTATAACAAAATGCAAGAGGAAAAAGGCAAGGAGCAAATTGCTTTATGCTGGCAAACCGCTAACTTCACCGGTGCAGCATTTGCAGGTAAGCTGCGTAAATTATCACATTATCTCAAAGATAATCAAAAAGCAGTCGCTCCAAAGGTGAGCAAAGATGAATTCAACAAAAAATTAGCAGAGGCAGAGAGGAGGCTTGCAGATGGCTCTTAAAGATTTACAAGTTAACATTGGAGTTGATACAAGGGAGTTTGACAGCGGCATAAGAAATGTACAAAAAGGCATACAAGGGCTAAGTAATCAAACCGAAGATATGTCAAAAAGCATGAGCAAAAGCTTTGCATCCCCGATTAAAAGCCTTATCGCTCTAGTCGCTACAAGTAAATTTGTGGCTAGTTCTATGTCAAATTCGCTAAATATGGAAACAACAATGCAACAATTAGACAATACACTTAAAGGCAGTTCGGAGAGTTTTAAATCATGGGCGTCAGATAATGCGTTAGCTTTAAATATGTCTAAAAGGCAAGCAATGCAATACGGGGCGGTTTACAGTAATCTTGTATCATCATTCACTAGAGATACTGAACAGGCGGCAACATCTACACAACGACTTATGCACGCTTCCGCTGTTATTGCTGCTCAAACGGGCAGAACGACAGATGACGTTATGGAACGTATCCGTTCAGGTCTGCTCGGAAACACAGAAGCAATTGAGGACTTGGGCGTTTACGCTAATGTGTCTATGATTGAAAGCACAAATGCTTTCAAAAAGTTTGCAGGCGATAAATCGTGGAATCAGCTAGACTTTCAAACACAACAGCAGATAAGACTTTACTCCATTTTGGAGCAAACTCAGGCAAGGTATGGCACAAGCGTTTTAAGTAATACAAGTTCAAACGTTGCTAAATTATCGGCGATATGGGATGACTTTAAAACAAATATCGGTAACACGTTCATTCCTTTGCTCAACTCTGTACTACCTGCTTTATCGCAAGGCTTAATTGCAATTACACCTGTTTTTACTTGGCTTGCTAGCGGCATTGCTAATGCGGCTCAATGGATGGTTAATTTAGACACACCAACAAAAGTATTTTTAGGCACAGCGTTGGCATTGGCGTTTGCAATCCCGCTTGTAACTAAAGCAACAGTATTGTGGGGTGTGGCTCAAAAAGCACTTGCCGCAATACAAGCAATACTCATCCCTCAAACTTGGTCTTTTGGTGTCGCTCTTAAATTTGCTTTTGGGTGGATTGCTGTTATTATTGGAGCGATAGGCATACTATGGGCATTGTTTGGCAACAACAAACCCCAAAAAAAAGCTAATGACACACTAGGTAACACTAGCGATATTGCAAGCCTGGCGGGCGACAATATCGGCTTACTAAGTGACAATATGGCTGACTTGACCGATAATACCAAAAAACTTACTAAAGCAGCTAAAAAACTAGCTGGATTTGATGAGTTAAATATTTTATCCACAAATAGCGAGGGCTCGCTAATCGGCGATTTAATTAACCCCTCCGACTTCGAAAACATCGGGACCTTATCAGACGGCATCGCAGGCTTGCAAGGGCAGATTGATGGACTGTCAACAAGTGCTCCAGCGACTTTTTCCAGTATCGTTTCAAGCATCAAAAAGAAATTCAGCAACTGGGGTCCTTATTGGCAAGGCATCGGTAGCAATATGCATGATGCTTTTTATGGGCAAGACAATAAAGCCATCGGAGTTATAGCGGCACTTAACGAGGGCGTCAGAGGTATATTTGGCGACAAATGGGTGACCTTTTGGGAGGGCGTCGGCGGTGATATTTATGATGCTTTTGATGGCAAAGATAACTGGGTTACGGGCGTTATCGAAGACATGGATGATGGTGTCAGAGCTGTGTTCGGAGACAGATGGACTAATTTCTGGAACGATGTCGGAGGAGCAATATATGAAGTTTTTAATAACAATTCGGAGGACTCCTATGATTCTCTCGAAAGATTAAATAACAGAGTAAGAAAAATATTTGGCAATGGCTGGACAAACTTTTGGGAGGGAGTTGGTGGCAAGATATACGATGCGTTTAATCCACCAACAACAACTCATATAAGTAGTAGTGGCGGGGAGCACGGAGGCGGCGGAAGGTCACGAGATGACGGAGGGGTAGGTAAGACAATCATTAATGCAGGTCTGGGTATATTTGGCTATGCTAACGGTGGCTTCCCATCACAAGGTGAAATGTTCGTTGCCCGTGAAGCAGGTCCTGAACTTGTAGGGCGAATTGGCAACAGTACAGCTGTTGCGAATAATGGGCAGATTATACAAGGTATTAAACAGGCGGTGTTAGAGGCTATGACAATTGCAAACTCTACAAAAAATGAACGCCCTATATACCTAAACGCTACAATGAAAGTCGACGAAAGAGAAATAGGCAGAGCAGCAGCAAGATACCAAAACGGGCAACAAATCAAAGGTAACAGGAGGTAGGATAGTATGGCTATAACGCTTTTAACGGTAGGCGGTACTCCCCTACCTAATCCACAGGTTGGAGGGTACAATGTCAGCCTTAACGATGGTGACGGTGAGAACTCTGGGCGTTCAGAAAGCTTTGAAATGGCTAGGGAGCGTATCAGAGCAGATATGTATACGATAGCTTGCAATTGGATTGTAACAGGTGCAGAACTGGCGATTATAACAACTGCTATCTCCCCTGCTACTTTTGATATGACTTTTTACGACCCACTCACAAACGCATTTAAAACACGCATATTTTACGCTGGTAATCCTCGAAATAGCAGTTTACTTAAACTAGAGAGCACAGCAGAAAAAAGCATATGGCAATTAAGTTTTAACTTTATCGAATGTTAGGAGGGATATTTTGTATAATGTTTCAAACGCATACAAAGCTGCAATAGTCGCAAAAGATAGAGAAACATATATCGCAGGAACAATAACGCTTGCAGACAACACAGTTATACCCATCACTAACAGTAAGATTAAGCAAGGTAGCTTGTATTATACCAACCAATGCGTTCCTGATGATGGGTTTAGCATTGGGCACACGCATACAGGCGAGCAAGGCATAACCATATATGACAACGTCACCAACTACAGGCGATTTCACGGTGCAAAAATAGAGTTAACATATCATTTAAAAATCAACGAAACAGACTATGAGGGTGTGCCTTTAGGCATATTCGTGGTGGTAGAAGCAACACGTCCAACGGCTACCACTATAAAATTAGTTGGGTATGACAATATGACTAAGTTTGACGTGGATTATCCGATTAACGATAGATTTGTCCTACGGACACCATTCCAACGCGTGAAAGATATTTGCGCGGAATTAGGTATTGAATTATGGGAAAACGACGCTAACGCAGAATTTGAATTAAACCTAATGCCTAACGGAACAACGCAACACATATTAGCATTTAGTCCAGAAATCGTAACAGCTAGGGATTACCTTGATTATTTATGCCAGCTATTATGTGCATTTGCTACAATTGACCGTTTGGGTAGACTAAGAATAGTCTGCTGGAAACTCAAAGGTACGATAACAGGTTATGAGATACCCGACAATCTCCGTCAACGTAGCGAATTTAACGATACAGTATTAAAATATAGTGCTGTTAATATGTCAGTTAGTTTTTATGAGGGTGCTGAGGGTGGATTTACTAAAAACATAACCGCCCCCGAAGTACCAACAGGAGCAAGCGAAGTGTTAAGCCTTTATAGTAATGCATTAATTAGAGGCACTCTATATAATAATGCCCAAACGGTGCTAAACAATATAGCAGATGTGATAACCAATACAGACCCCAACAACGGCACTGTAATGCAGTGGATTCCGTGTGATATCCAGTATACAGGTGACCCAGCACTTGACTTAGGCGATTGGGTGACGTATACGGGGTATACCGCTGGAGATGGCATTGAAGTGCCTATACACCGTATTGACTGGAAATACAGAGGTTGGCAACGCTTAGAAACATTTGGCGATAATAAAAAAACCGAACGTGAGAATAACGCAAATAGGGCTAGGCAGGAGGAACTAGCAGCAATTATAAAGAGCGGGGTTGGTGCAAAAGGTACGGGCGAACACGCTGAATTATTTAACGATTACGAAAACAATATAGCTAGCGGCAAATACTCCCACGCAGTCGGCAGGAACTCTATCGCAAGTGGGGATTATGCAATCGCAATGGGTAGCTATGCGACAGCCAGCGGTGTGCAATCAGTTGCAATAGGCGGCGATGGCACGCAGGCTACAAACATGGACGCAATTGCTTTTGGGTGTGGCAAAGCTAGCGGCAGTGGTTCTTTCGCTGTCGGTTACGGGTGTGAATCAAAAGGTATGCGAGCTATTGCTATGGGCGGCAATTGTGTAGCTTATAGTAGCTATGCTACCGCCATTGGTAGTGATAATTCAGCGACAGGATATGCGGCGGTGGCGATGGGAGAACAAAGCAAGACAACAGGTGATAGAGGTTTTGCTATGGGCTATGAGTGTGAGGCGGCACGTGCTGCGGTGGCTATGGGTAACATTTCTAAGGCTACTGGCTCAACATCTATAGCGATAGGTTCTAGTAATACTTCGAGTGGGGGCTCGTCCGTAACAATAGGCGGCAGTAACAACAAATCTAACAAAACGGGGGCTGCTTGTATTAGCGGGGTATCAAATACCGCTGATGGTGATTATTCTGCCATTTTGAGCGGGAGCAGCAACAAAACTAGCGGCACATATTCAGCAGTTTTGGGCGGATATAATAACGTTGCAAGCGGAAATAATTCTGTCGCAATGGGAAATGAAACCATCGCAAAAGGCAATAACCAACTGGCACTAGGTAAATACAATGTTGAGGACACAACAAACCAATACGCGTTGGTTATTGGAGGTGGAACATCATCAGCACGAAAGAATATTTTCACTGTCGATTGGGCGGGTAATGTTGAAACTACTGGAACTGTCAATGGCGGTTCAGGTGGCGGCGGTGGAGCTGACGGAAAATCAGCATACGAAATCGCTGTTGAAAACGGTTTTGTAGGCACTGAACAAGAATGGCTTGCGAGTTTAAAGGGTGAAGATGGGGAGCAAGGCCCCAAAGGAGAAAAGGGCGATACTGGTTTACAGGGTCCTAAGGGTGACAAGGGTGATAAAGGCGATAAGGGTGATACTGGCTTAACTGGTCCTAAAGGTGACAAAGGTGACAAGGGAGAAGATGGAGCAGGGGTGGCAGTAGTTAACAATCTAATATCGACATCTATTACATCAGCGTTATCAGCTAATCAAGGCAGGCAGCTTAACAACCTCAAGGTTGATAAAGTTGCTGGCAAGGATTTATCGACCAATGATTTTACAAATGTTGATAAAACAAATGTTGATGATTGGGCGAGCAAAAAATCAAGGTTTCTTACAGGCAATGGCACTAACGCTGTGAGGCTTAATACTAGTTCTAATAGTGCAGGTGGCTCTCATTCTGTCGCTGGTGGATATGACACCAATGCGACTGGTGCTTATTCCGCCGCATTTGGCTATGGGTGTACCGCGGCGTTATATGGCTTTGCGGCGGGGAATGCTTGTAAGGCACAAACCAACACTGGTGCTGTTGCTGTGGGTGACCAGAACACTGCTAGTGGCAGAGGTGCCTGTGCTGTAGGCTCTGAAACTACTGCGAGTGGTGGGCAATCCTTCACGGCAAATTATAGGACTACAGCAGTCGGGGCATACTCCTCTGCTTTTGGCAACAATTCAACCGCCACGTCCACTGGTGCGTTTGCAATCGGCGAACGCACAAATGCAAACGGGGCATATTCATTTGCTGGTGGTCACCAAACCGAATCATGGCAGTATCAAACCGTGCTAGGTAAATTTAACAGCACAGCTTATGGACAAACGATAACGAGTAATACATCGGGCAACCCTTTGGTTATCGGCAAGGGCACATCGACATCCGCGAGAGCTAATTGTTTTAGAGTTGAGACAAGCGGCGCAATATACTCAACTGGTGCTTACAACACCACAGGAGCAGATTACGCAGAATATTTTGAGTGGCTAGACGGCAATCCAAACAATGAGGACAGACGTGGTTTATTTGTCACGCTTGACGGTGAGTATATAGGGCTTGCTAATAGTAATGACGGCTATATTTTGGGTGCTGTGTCAGCTAATCCATCAGTTATAGGCGATAGCCATGAAGACCAATGGAACGGTATGTATTTAGTTGATGTCTATGGCTCGCCAGTGCTTGAATGGGTTGAAGAACCAGCGGTGCTGGATGATGAGGGGAATGTGATACAAGAGGCTTATGTGGTACAAACTCAAAAACTTAACCCAGATTATGACCCCTCTAAACCATACACACCACGTTCACAGCGTAAAGAGTGGTCTACCGTCGGCATGATGGGTAAAATTATAGTGCGTGATGATGGCACTTGTCAAGCTAACGGTTACTGTTCTGTCGCTGATGGGGGTATCGCTACAGCGTCAGATATCGGCTATAGGGTACTGGCAAGGCTTGATGATAAGCACATTAAAATATTAATAAAATAGGAGGTTTACATGGAAAAAACATTACAATATCTTTGTGCAGCATTAGGGGCGGTGATGGGGTTTTGCTTCGGCGAACTTAATGGCTTGTTTTATGCTCTGCTCGCTTTTGTTATTATGGACTATATCACTGGTTTAATAGTTGGGTGGAGGCAAAAAGAACTATCCAGTGCGATTGGTTTTAATGGACTTGCCAAAAAAGTATTTATATTTTGTCTTGTCGCATTGGGGCATATAATTGACGCTTATGTTTTAAAAACAGGAGCAGTGTTACAATCAGCCATAACATTATTTTACATAGCTAACGAGGGCATTAGCATCACCGAAAATGCTGCTAATATGGGTGTCCCAATACCAGAAAAATTAATAAACGTGTTGCAACAAATTAAAAATGAGGAGGAGAAATAATTATGGTAAAAACGTATAGTAAAAATAAAGATGGT